AGTGTACAAAAAGATAGTATGGTGATGAATAATTTTCAAATTCGTAAATTAACTCCTGTAGAATGTGAAAGATTACAATCACTCCCAGACAATTACACAGAAGGTGTGAGCAATACCCAAAGATATAAAGCACTTGGGAATGGGTTTAATGTAGAAGTTATTAGTCATATATTAAAATATTTATTATGATACTCCCAATAATACTCCACCACGATACCAGCACAGAGTACACAGACTTACTAAAGCATAGTCTGGGGCATGTAGATTACAGAATATATAACTCCAGTATAAATCAGACACATTTTACTGAGAGTTTTAACCGTAGCAATACCANGAAGTNCCAGAAAGTCAGGGATTTTATAACTATCTGATGATATGCAATAATGATATAAGCCTTACAGCTACAGATTTAGAAGCCTTAGAGATTATATTAAATGGAGAAAGAGGTATATTCTCACCAGCAGTCAATTCACCCCATGTTGGAGTTATGAGTAAAAAAGGAGACAAGGTATTCAGACAAGTGCCTTGGGTAGAGTTTGTATGCCCTATAATACACCGAGATGTAATAGAAACTATAGGATTATTAGATCAGGGGATGCCAAGAGGTTGGGGTATAGAGCTAGACTATTGCTACAGGGCAAAAAAGGCAGGTTTTAACACTTATCTAGTGCAAGATATAGCAATACACCACTATGGGCATAAATCACAGCCAGACCATGGAGAATATAGCCATTATGCAAATATAGAGATGAATGATAGGCTGACAGAAAAGTATGGAGTTAACTGGCAAGAGGTATTAAATTATCCACAATGGTAGTCACAATTATACCCACAATAGGAAGAGATACATTAAAAAGAGCTATAGACTCGGTTGCTCTTTGTTCTACTTATGATAATTGGGTGACATTCCCAATTATAGAAACAGGAGGCACAGCAGGTGAAAATAGAAATAACGGACTTAAAAAAGCTGAGCTAATAAAACCTGATTGGATTACTTTTTTGGATGATGATGATTATTATGATTACAATTGGTCAAGCCAACTTGATTGGGATACTTCAGACATTGTGATATTCCGAATGAGGCAAGGTGAGGCAATTGTCCCAGATGCAACAGATGAGTTAAGGTTTGGCAATGTAGGGATAAACTTTGCACTCAATATGAATAGGATTAAATGGGAAGACCTCCCAGAGTTTGATAGTAATGGAGAGGGAGAGGACTGGAGGTTCCTGGAACAATTACTCCACAAATATAATAAGGTAAAAATAACTAAAGATATATATTATGTCGCAGAAAAAAGAAACTACAATAACTAATGCTTTTATAGACTGGCAGGTTGCCTTTGATAATATCCCAGATAAAGACCAGATGACTATAATTGAGTTAGGCTGGGGAGANGGTACATTTTATTTATTAGATAATTTTAAGCAAGTAATCTCAATAGAATTATCCAGATATACCTATCCATATACACAGATAGAAAATCATACCTATATAGAATTGCAACCAGAGAAACACACTCTAACCAAAGATGATCTACTGATAGAGACCCTGGGAAAAGATAGACCAGAGTTCCAGTCAGATATAAAAAACTTGATGACAGAAATTAAGAAGCATGAAGCAGATATAATCTTTGTAGATTTTGGATTTCACTTTAGAGGAGAGGTAGTACAGNAACTTATAGACTTAAACCAATATGCATTTATTGCATATCATGATAGCAATTTCCCCTACTATGGTTATGACAGACTAGACTATAAAGAATATAGTAAACAGGAGCATAAAGAAGGGCAGGGAACTGTGGTATTGAGTAAGTAAACCCCTCTCCAACCCCTCTCCAACCCCTCTTGAGGCAAAAGAGAGGTAAAAATGCAAATAGCTTAAACTACAGCAGAAACCACTCCCCCACCACTACTCCCCTACCGAGTACATACGAAAAAGCAGAAAAACAGACACACACACCCCGATAGGGGAGGGGATTGGGTCTCCCCATTGTAAAAAAGAAAGGGGAGTGTTATAATAAGAATATAATTAAATATATTTTTATGAATTGCAAACGATGTAAAACTAAATTAACTGGAAAACAAAAAAGTTATTGTAGTGCTAAATGTTCAAAGTTACATTTAAAAATGTTGTATAGGCAGAGAAAAAAAGAGCATATTAAAGAATATAATAAAAAATATAGAGAACAAAATTCTGATTATGTTAAACAGTATAGAAGTTTTTATTACAAAAATGGGTATAAATCAAAAAGAAGAGAATACCATTTAGAAGAAAACCCAGTTTGTGAAAAATGTGGTACAGATAAAAATTTAGAAGTGCATCACATAAAACCATTAAAATACGGAGGAGAACATAAATATGGTAATTTAATAACACTTTGTAAAATACATCACAAACAATTTGAAGTATTGTGCCAGCAATTTTTTAAGCCAGAATAAATATAATCATTATTGACAACCTATATAGTAATTGATATAGTAATTATAGCTACTAATAACTAACAAAACATTATGCCAAAAAAGAAATCAGGTTATAATAATTCAGGTAAGAAGAAAAAATAATTTATGGCAAGAAGCCAAAAGGAAATTGACAAAATATTTGAGAAAGCAAAAAAAGTGATAGCCAAGCACAATCTTATTTTTATTGAAGAGATTGTATCTTACCTCCCAATATCTAAACCTACATTTTACGAATACTTCCCTATTGACTCTAACGAAATTAACGAATTAAAAAGTTTACTTGAGGACAATGCTGTATCTACAAAAGCAAAATTAAGGACCAAATGGTACGAGTCAGATAACCCGACATTACAGATAGCACTGTATCGGCTTACCTCCCGAGATGATGAGCATAAGAAGTTAAACCAGTCATACATAGACCATACTAGCAAGAATGAAAAGATAGATACCAAATTCGAAATAGAAATACTAACCAATCAAAATGAAGTATCCCCAGAGGAAACCAATTAGTGTAATCAATACCATTACAGGTGAGGAGATAAGGTTTGAGTCGCAGTATGAATTTGCTAAAGCTATTAAAGTAAACAGAGCCAGTGTGACCAAGTAGGGTAAAAAAGAAAAGTCTAATGCGAGGAGTGTGGATGTATAAAGATGAGACTGCTCCAGATATATTAGAACATCAAAAGTACCTATTAGCTAAGCCTCAATATAATAAATGCAAAGGCTGTGGGATAGTAATAACCCAAGTAGTCACCCTCTGCCCTATATGTAATACAAGACAATGAAGATCCAAGCAACTAATGTATTTGAGAGAAACTGGAAGGCAGACAAAAGAATTATAGTCAATCAGGGAAGCTCCAGAAGTTCCAAGACATATTCTATTTGCCAGAAGTATATCCTCAAGCTATTAAAAGAAAAAGGGAAAGTCTTGTCTATTGTAAGAAAGACCTCCCCTGCCTTAGATTTAACTGTAGCAAGAGACTTCTTTGAGATACTTATTAACTGGGGATTATATAACTCAACCAACCACAATAAAACACTTAAGACATACACCTTAAATGGCAACCTAATAGAGTTCCTGGGTATGGACAACCCTCAGAAGAAAAGAGGAGCTAAGAGAGACTATTTATGGCTAAATGAGGCTAATGAGTTAGGCAGAGAAGACTGGAGGCAGTTAGCTATGAGAACAACAGGGGAGATCACATTAGATTTTAACCCATCAGACTCATTCCACTGGATCTATGATGATGTAATGACTAGAGAGGATTGTATGGTAATAAAGTCTACCTATAAAGACAACCCATTCCTAAACAAGGAGACAGTAGCTGAGATTGAGCAATACCAAAACATTGACCCTAACTTCTGGAGAGTGTTTGGATTAGGAGAAAGGGGAGTGAGTGAAGACTTAATATACACCCATTGGCAAGTATGTGATACATTGCCAGAGATTTATGATAGACGATACTATGGAGCTGACTGGGGGTTTAATAATCAAACTGCTATTGTAGAGGTAAGAGAGAAAGATAATGTGATCTATGCTAAAGAGATGCTATACCAATCAGGATTAAACTCAGATGATATAATCAGAAAGATGCAAGAGCTAGGCATAGACAGACAGACTGTAATGGTAGGAGATAGTGAAGACCCTGGAAAGATAAATGATATATTCAATGCAGGATACAATATAAAACCAGCATATAAGAATAAAGGCTCAGTAATCCGTGGTATAAATGCAGTAAAGACTAAACAGTTCTATGTGACCAGCGACTCAGTCAATGCTATAAAAGAGCTACAATTCTATAGATGGCAGAAGAACAAAGATGGACAGAATATGGATATCCCAATCAAAGTCAAAGACCATTTTTGCGATGGGTTGAGATATACTGTAGACTATATGGAGGCTGAAAAGGCAACAAGTGCTAAAGTATATAGTAATAAACCATTTGGATTTTAATATATGAAGCAATATCCTCCCCAAAAAGACATAGACAGATTAGCCAAATACGAGACCTATGAGAGGTTATTTATGGGTGACCATAGAACAGCTCTAAGAGGTAAGTTAGACCTATATGCAAGTCAATTTGCAGGGCAAGACCCTACAGTAAGGTATGTGGTACTTCCCTATCCTAGAATTATTAGCACTATATCAGCTGACTTATTATTTGAGGAACAACCTAAGATAGTATTGCAAAATGAAAGAAACCAAGACTTTATAGACAAGCTATTCTATGAGAACAGCCTTTGGACAACCCTGTATGAGGAAGCATTAGTCTCAAGCTATAAAGGTGACTCAGTAATGAGAATACTAGCAGTAGATGGACAGATTAGAGTAGATACAGTCAAGCCTGATGTATACTTCCCAGTATATAATGAGAGCAATGTAAAGACTCCAGTAAAAGAGCATGTATTAGCATATAGGCAGACTATTGATGAGAGAGAATATCTAGTAGTAGAGACATATAGAGTAGGCGAGATAGAAACCCAAGTGTATGATTTTAAGAATAGCACTATTGGGGGATCATATAGCACAGTAGACCTATTAGGAATAGAACCAATTGTAAAGACCAATCTAGGTGAGGGGTATAGTCTTATCCACCATATAAAGAACTGGGGTATGAGTGGCAAGTTTTGGGGGATTAGTGACTATGAGGATCTAGTAGACCTATTCTTTGCTATAAACAACAGATTATCCAGAAATGAGCATATNTTAGACAAACATGGAGACCCTATATTAGCAGGTACCACAGGGAGTATTAGATGGCAATGGNAATGTAAGCCGACAAAACTTAGGTATGATTGAATTACCAAGCCACCCTATGAGTGGAGAGGCTAGTAAGCCAGAGTATATTGTCTGGGATAGTAAGCTAGAGTCATCATTTGCACAGATTGATGTATTATTAGAGCAGTTATGGATCAGCTCCCAGATGTCCCCTACTTTGTTTGGACTTACCAAGTATGGAGTAGCTGAGTCAGGAAGGGCATTGAAGTATAAGCTATTAAGAACCTTGTCATTGAAACATAGAAAGCAAATGTACTGGGATAATGGTATAAAGTCATTAGTAGAAAGTGCTATTGAGTTTGCAAGGAGTAATAAATTGACCACAGATGGAATTGCACCAGCCG